TAGCGGCTCCTCAGGGTATTGGTGAAGTTCAAGATGCTATTAAGTGGGCTAACGGGCAAGATGGGGAAACTCGGTCTGCCGCTTTGAACTCTTCTTATGCAGCAACTTACTGGCCGTGGGTTCAAGTATTTAATCCCTTTGCATCGGCGGAACAATGGTATGATCCTTCGATCTTTGCTGCTAGGCAGTGTGTCTTCACAGACTCCGTTGCAGAGCCTTGGTTCGCTCCTGCTGGGTTTAGAAGAGGTCGCCTAACCAAGCCTACGAATACAGAGGTTCGCCTTAACCAAGGCGACAGGGACGCTCTATACTCAAACTCAATAAATCCAATTGCGAATGACTCTACTATGGGCATTACAATCTTCGGTCAAAGAACTACTCAAAGAGCACCAACTGCTCTTGATAGAGTTAACGTTCGTAGATTGATGATTTACATCCGTAAGGTGTTGCTCGAACTTGGTAAGCCATTCCAATTTGAGCCTAATGATGAAATCTCCTGGAGTCAGGTTGAAGAAACAATCAACCCTTTCCTTAGTGATCTCCTAGCTAGAAGGGCCATTATTGAGGGTGTTGTTAAGTGTGACTCAAGTATGAATACTCCTGCAAGAGTTGATAGAAATGAGCTTTGGTGCTCAGTGCAAATTAAGCCTACTAAGGCTGCTGAGACAATCGTATTCGAAGTTAACCTTACGAGTCAATCGGCTACTTTTAACTAAAAAATATCATGACAAACCAATCAAAACTTAAAAACGAGATTAGGGGCAACTTCACTGCGGGCGCGGGTTTACCCAAAATTTCAACATCCCTTGACTCAGTTAGATCCTATCAATTTGAGTGTCGTTTTGTTCTTCCAACTGCTAGCCCGAACGACAGCCCGCTCAAACTTACTACTGCTGCAAAGCAAGTAGGTCCTATTGGGGGTGCAACTGATGATATTGTTGTTGATCGTCTAAATGATAAGGTTTACTACCCTGGCAAGTTTACACCAGAACCCCTTACAATAACCTTTGACAATCAATTGACAAAAGGAACATCGCCTGCTTTGTGGGATTGGTTCACGACAACTTATAACCCTTTGACAGGGGATGGCGCACAAAAGGTTTACGGTGGTACTCAACGAAAGGCAAATAAGTTAGAAATCTTTGAACTTGACACCAACAGCGCACCTGTAGGTTACATAGGTTTATACGGAGTATTTCCTACGGGTATTAAGTTCTCTGAAAAGAACTATGCTACGAATGAGTTTGCGACCATCGAAGTAACTTTCCGTTACGACTTCCTTGATTACAAACAATTCAATTCGGATGGAGCAGGCGGCCTAATCAATAGCATACGGGCAGGCATTAGTAGTATCCTTGGCGGCTAAAGACTAGTCTAATCAAATCTAAGTCCTAATTTCAACTGGCCTTCTTCCTAAATATATGAAGAAGGCTATTTGTCTATTATAAATTATGGATTTTTTCAAAGAGTTATTAGAAAGTTTTAGTAGGGTTCATGATAGGTCTTTAAGACTATTGGAAATGGCGGCACGATCGTCCGAAGCGGACGCTTTAATAGCTACTGCTAACTCTCAAAAGTCTCCAATGTGGCAACCTGCGGTAACTAAAAATCCTTCTGGTAAAGATGTAGGTGTGTTTATTACTAGAGACGGAGTCCCTAAAGGAGGTTATTTAGGGGGTGATGGGTTAGTGCTAGGTGGATCTAATCAATACGACCTGAGCAATGCCGAAGGCTTAAACAAATTCTATGGTCTTTTTTCTGAAGATGAAGGTGGCGATACCGACGAAGGCACAACTGAAAGGGTAAGTCAGGCTGTTCCCGCAGGAGAGACTGTAAGGCAAGGCGCGTTTGAAACGGAAGCCGCTAGAGAGGATGCGTCTACTGCTTTTGATCGTATGGGGAGACTATTACCAGAGGCTCTTGAAAATGCTGGGCTAGATCCATCTAAATATGGAAGATTGTTCGTTGGGGCAACAAATGAATCCTTTGAGAAGAAATTATCTGAAAGTAATAAATTTCTAATTTACAATGAAGAATTCGAAGGGTATGAGTTTGTAGAAGGAGTTCTTTCTGATGAGACTATTGTTGGAGTAGCAGAAACTATGGAAAACATGCTGGAGGCTTTGTCTAAAGGGAAGTGCCCAACAAGAGGAGGCCCAAACGAGCAAACTTTCACGGATAACATCACAAAAACAAAAAGAGGTGAGATTGTTATCACCCCTGAGGGAGGTGATATTTCTCAAGGTCTTGTATTTACAGACGATACAAGGGGAAGAAGAAAGAACCTTGGCACTATGAAAGAGGTCATAAATAAAGCATTTGAATTGTGCGGAGAGAAAATACCAGAAATTGATGTTCTAGATGCAATAGGTGAGGGCGGCAAGTCGGATAATCAAACTATAGGTACTGGTTTCGAAATGTTTCAAAAGCTGGCAGCACTTTCAATAAGTATTAACAGACTAAAGTCCGAGAATACAGCAATTCCAAAAGATCTTAAAGCAGAGTTTGAACTTACAAAAGAAAAATTTACTAAAAAGATGGAGGGCCTTTCTATGTCAACTGCAAAAGCATTTGCAATGCAAAAAAAAGTAGGTTTAACCCCGGAGGACTCGGCAGTTCTTAATGAATTAAAAGATTTATTTGGGGTTCCAAAAGGTCAGACTACTTCTTTATTTATAAACATGGCTAAAATGTCAATGGTCATCATTAATGACAGAAATCCAAAATTTGTAACCGAAGCTGGGGGTGAGACTAAGTTTGGTAATCGCCAAGACATTAGAGAATATCATTCTAATGAAGGGGAAGCTGAAGCCGCTTTGACAAAAGCAGGACTAGACCCTGAAGACTATGTGATGAAGACTCTTCAAGAAATGATTGAAGAAGGACATATGAGCAAAAGAGAAGCTAAAGCCGCTCTTGCAGTAGGTCTTGCAACTGATCTCAAAACACCAATCGCGGTGTTAAAAACTAGCCTTAAGTTTTACAAAGACCTTAACCATGTTACCTTAGGAGGGGGTAGTAATAACACTTACAATCAGATGATGGAGGAAGGGCTAGAAGGAAGCCCTCATAGTAAGTTAATAAATACAATGCTTGCTGACCTAATCGGTAAAAATAAAGATGGAAGTACAGAAACTCCAGAAGCTGTATGGGAATCCATGCAAAAATATGCTAAGGATTTAAGGGTAATAGAGGATACTATTAACGAGATACCCTCCAAGGCCAAGGTTATTACTGACAGTGGAACCACTGAGCGTTTGTATGTTAATTCGTCTGAGAGATTTGCAGACGCAGTAGCGGAGAGTTTTACAAACAACAGTAATTATAAAGAACTTTCTACTGGTGCTAAAAAGAAAATAATGAGCCGTATTAAGCTTCTAAAGAATAGCAGGGCGAACTACACCGCTGATGCTTTGTTTAATACTATACAACATGAAGTTACGACTATGCTCACTTATGCTAAGGTAGAAAAAGATTTAAATACTGATCTCCGCGAGAATGAGAAAAAAGAAGAGCGTGACACCAGGGTAAAGAATGCTCAAAGGTGGTTAGCGTCTAAGGCATACCATGCAGGAGGCTCTGACGATTCTAAGCTTAACGAGACTGCGGTTAGTCGAGAAACCGGGGATAGTTATGTTTACAATAGGAACAAACTTCTTAGGAAAGTAGTAAACGGGAAAGGAGGTTGGGGAATAGATACGAAGAAATCTAAATTTGAAGATGGGCTAGTTATTTACTCTGGGAAGAAGGGGGCAAGTGTTACATTAAGCACAAATACGGTGCCTACTAGATCCAAAAAAGACGGGGAAACAGTGGCCGAAAGGAAATCTGTTAACAGTAAAACCACCTTATCACTAAATGGTCCTGCTCAAGCTGGTGAAGACAATCAACCAAATAAGAGAAAAGTATCCCAGACCTCGTCAACCATTCTTCAAGCTCTAGGTAGTTTATATGAAGCTTTAGGTATTATTAAGGAAAAAGTAAGACTTCTCAATACTTAATAAATCACTTAATCTAAACATTGAAACTTCTAAATCTTCAAATGATCCTTTAAAGGTTGGACCCTTTACTGGTAGCGACATCTCATTAGTAATAGCTATGGGATCCCTACGGTTCTGACCAATTATTAATAAAAACTTTCTAGAAGATTTCTTAGAATCTCGATGGGCTTGGGCTATCATCTTTAAAGTAATTGATTTAGGATTTAGTAATTCACTTATTTGTTCTTCGTTATATCCTTTCTTACATTCAATAATGAATTTAAACTTTTCTGGTGTTATTAAGTCTCCATATATTTTTAAGTATTCAGGTAACTTATGAGTGGTAGCGAATGCCCCAGACCCAGGACTCCTACAGAACTCTTCAGTATTAAATCTTTCATTTAGCATCTTAGCGATCTTATTTTCAAATCTGTTACCCTTAGCTCTTGAGTTTACTTTCTTTTTCTTTTTTAGTGGCGATACGTCAAAATCATCTTTCATATTAAAATTACCTGAGCTATAATAGACTCATGTCTAAAGTATCACTATCGTTAAAGGATACGAAAATTAAGTTAACAGAAAGGAGTAGAGGACGTATGAAGATCCAGATTAAATTTTCCAAGGAACAGGCCGAAGGCTTCAAGAACTTTTGCAAACTCAAGCCACCAGAGTTGGATGAGGAGGACTTCTACAAGCAGATTTTCTTCGCAGGATGCAATGTCATGACTGAGCAAATTCAAGCCATGGTTGAAGCACATAAGAAGACTGAAGCTGAAAAGACTGAAGCTGAAACGACTGAAGATGCAAAGGAAGATGAGCAAACACAAAGCTAACTTTAAGTCTACTAATGTATCCAACTCTAAGCATTTAGATTCTCTTGTAAAGATTAATGTTGAGGGTAAGAGTACTTCCTATTATCTTATTACCAATAGCTGGGATGACGTTTGCAATTATTTTAATGATCGACTCCCTAATGATGGCACCACAGATTTGAACGTTGTAGATATTTTTAATATACCAAACGCTTTGGATGTTATCAAGTCTGCAATTAAGTCTCATCGAGAGACTATTTCTACGGCGTGCCTTTCACGCTATACGCAACTTCCGATGCTTGTGGTAATTCACAAGTCTTTCCCACGGGTCGTTTCTTATAACGGTTCGGTAGGCGCAGAGATCGGAGTTTAAACAGAGCTTGGATTCTTCGGGTGACCCATTTTGTGGCTCCGATAGGATTCAAGTTTTTCGTTGTACTTCTTATTTTTAGTGTACAACAGTCTTAGGTTGTTCAAGATGACCGTAGTAAAATAATTGAAGGCTTGCCCAGATTCTCTATTGAAGTTCTTGAGGACTTTGAGTATAAGTAGGAAGCATTCTTGTTTTGCCTCTTCTCGATCCACATTGAACTTAAAGGATAGCATAAGTCTTTCTACGAGGGTGTCGAACATTTCAAATAGTTCATCCTCTCTAGCTCGATCTCCTGATTTAAATTCTTGAATCAGTTCTTCGAACTTCTTGTTATCAATATAGTTACCCATCAATCTATCATAGTCGTATGCCACAACTAAGTTTCCAAGGAGTCAACCCCAAGTGTGAGGGATGCCCAGCCTTGAGTATGAATCTACCTACTCATACTATCCTGGATTATGAACTCCAAGACGCACCTGTAGACATACTGTTTATATCGGACTCCCCTAAAATATTCGAGGGTGAGTATACTGCATTCAGACCCCAAGAGTATAATATTATCGAGGCGGAACTAAACAGATTCACTCAGGATTGGAGTGTTGCATACACAACGGCGGTAAAGTGTCCTAACATTACTACTGACAACTTAAGCACTGGGATTAAGAATACGTGTCAGGTTCACCTACACGATACTATTGATCACTACAATCCTAAGTTAGTATTCGCATGTGGCAAGGTGGCGACTACTCTTCTTTATGGTAGGGCAAAGGAAGAAGGTAAAACTAGAGGTAAGGTTGACACTCTTACTACTGAGAGCGGGCAAGAGTTCCGAGTAGTGCCTATTATTCACCCGTTCCAGGTCGTAGCAGAGCCTAAGAACGCATATCTCTTTAGGACCGACCTAGAGAACGCATTTAATAATGAGCTATTAGATAAAGCCTCAGACGCTCAAGTTCCGTATACTCTTGCCCTAAGTATAGACGAATTGAATAAGGTAAGGGCAGAGTTTATTGACACGACTTTAGATGTTGCAATTGATATTGAGACCACTGGTTTAAATTTCTTGGAAGATACTATTCATACGGTTTCTATGACCTTGGTTGATCGGGATTCAGGTGAGTTAGGTAGGACTTTGGTATTACCGATTGATCACAAGGACGCTAAACTTGGATACAAGATCAAGGGTGAGTTTATGCGATTCATTTGCAAGGCCATGGCAAACAAGAAGAATAGAAAGGTCTTGCAAAATGCAGGCTTTGACCTTAAGTTTCTCAAGCGGTATGGTGTTGAGGATGTGTATAATGTCTTCGATACTAAGCTTTTGCAGCACCTCTACAAGGAGGATGTTCCCAAGTCGTTGGCCGATCTTGTTTACTATTACTTCCCAGAAGAAAAGTTCTAATGCTTACAGTTGATGGAAAAAAGTTTGATTGGAGAAACATTCCTCTCATGCAGTGCGCTGATGGAAATGCTAAGGATACGTATGCTACCGCTAAGGTGTATGCGAAGCTCCTTGATGAAGTTCGTCAGAAGAAGCTAGAGAAGCTGTATGAGAAGTTGATCTCTCCTTTAACTATTGCGTTTAGAGATATGGAATACGAGGGGTTGCTTATCGATGAGGATAAGTTGAACGAGCTTGACGTAGAGATTGAAGAGAAGATTAGGCTTGCCGACATTGCTCTTCGTGAGTCTGCTGGTTTAGGGGAAGAGGACAATCTGAACTCGACTGCTCAACTTGTTAACATCATCTACTCTTTCAAGAAAGATGAGAAGGGTGTGTGGGTTCAGGTTGACGAGTTCGGTCTTGGTCTTTATCCTTTCGACTTCACTAAGAAGGGAGCACCCTCCACAAATGAGGAGACCTTAACCAAGGTGAAGATTATGGTAGAGGAAGAATATACTAGAAGAGGTTTGAAGAGTGTCTAGAAATAATGGCAACGAAGAGGTTAATATCGCTAAGGCGGTATTGAACAACATGTCTGACGATCAGGTAACAGCCGCCAAGAGGTTCTTTGATCGCTTCTCAGAGTACAAGAAGTTTGTTAAGCTACAGTCGGTATATATTGAAGGTGCTCGTACAGCCTTAAAGAACACGGGTAATGGACGCATCTACTCAAGCTACCGTATTGATGGCACTGTTACAGGACGTATCTCTAACTCGGGTGCTAACGTTGGTAGGAAGAAGGATGACAAGCTCGGTGTGTCTTTCCATACACTTCCTCGTGAGTCCCTCGACATTAACATTCGGGATTATGTGGTTGCGCCTGAGGGTCACGACTTCATTACTATCGATATGAAGGCTATGGAACTACGTGTTCTTGCTCATGTCGCTAATGAGGAGAACATGATTCATGCCTTTAAGTCTGGCATTGACTTGCATAGTTATTCTGCGGGTCTAACCTTTAACAAAGATCCCAAGGATGTAACAAAGCTTGAGAGACAGATCGCTAAGGAGGTTAGCTTCCTTACGGTGTATGGAGGTACGTCATATACTCTAGCAGCAAGAAGAAACATCCCCGAGGCTCGTGCTGAAGAGATTATCAACAGTTGGTTAGCTGCCTTTCCAGGGGTTCCTCGTTACATGGAAACCATTGACGATTACATTAAGCAGTTTGGATACGCTAAGACTATGTTTGGTAGGTTCCGTCACTTGCCTAACGTAAGGTCCCCCTTTAAGCCTGTGCGTCGTGAGGCTTTCCGTCAAGGACTCAACTTTACGATTCAATCCTCTGCTAGTGACATCCTACTGTGTGGTATGCTTGGGGTAATCAAGAAGCTTGAGGGTATGAAGGCTAAGGTTGTTGCAACTGTTCACGACTCCATTGAACTCATTGCTCCTAAGGAAGAGACTAGGAGAGTTGTTGAGATTGTGAAGGATGAGTTGGAAAACTATCACTACCTAAAAGAAAACTTCAACATCCACTTGAAGGTTCCCCTAGGTGTAGATGTTGAAGTTGGAACTAGCTTTGGTAACGGCGTTGAGTATGCGGTCTAGTTCTCGGTATTTCCGAGCTTATCGTTTGAGCTATGCTTCTCTCCAGGCATTAAAGGAACGAGTCCTCTCATAGTTCGAATCTTATTAGACATCCTTTGAGCTTTTGCCTGACGATCACTCTTCTTTTTCTTTTTAGCGATCTTAGCTTCGTGTCCTCGCACACCTTGCTGGTTAACCTCAGTATCCGCAGCGGTGGGCTTTCCTTCCTTACCATACCCTCCGTCTTTAGTAGCTCTATTATATAGCTTCTTTCTTAAGTAGTCGGGGTGGTTCGAGCTTGAGTGTCCTGCTTTCATTAGGACATCCGATTTTTTGTTCTTTGTCTTTCCTTTCTTAGGTGCTGGTGGTCTTTTTGTTGCCTTTGCAACCCGACCCGGTTTCGCCTTTTCAAGACCCGTTTCGAGTTTATTTAAATCTTTTGGTTTAAGGTCCTGGACCGCAGTATTCTTTCGCTTGACTGCCTCTAAAACCATCTCGGCAAGAGCCATTCGACCGTTCTTAATGATTTCTGTGGAAGCCCTCTCTACCTTTGTGACGTTACCTGCGGCTTTGGCATCAGCGTATTTTTTATTCTGTCGTTTGGTTGCTGCTCTTTGTCCTGCCAAACGTCGGATATGGCCTGCCGCTGCGTTATCAGGCTCTTGCCCTCGTGGTTTCCGCACACCCCGCGCCATATACCTTTGAGCTTTTGGATCAGTCTTCCTTCGTTTAGCTCTTTCGGCCTTAATGTCATCTGTTGTAACACCACCCTGCGACAGTCTATGCTCTTCAGAACGGGTGAGTTCACTTAAAACCCTCTCAGCAAGAGCCTCTCTAGCCTTCTTTACACCTCTTCGAGAATCGTGGGATTTTTGTCTCGGGGACTTCTTATCGTCTGAAGTGATCCAATCGGGATTAGCGGTCGTTAAGCTTTTTTGTGCTTTGGCCTCCGCAGGGGTTTGACTTGATGTCATTTGTCTAACTACATCCCTGTTTTGTTTATTTCTCTCATTCATGGCTGGATCTCCTTCTTAAATATGCCTGTCATAGACTATAATACTCCTTACGTACCGAACCCTCCGAAGAATCATCTCCGGGTGTTTCTATTATGCTCGCCCCCAAAGGGTTCATCAGAAATAGTCTATTTCATCAGAAATAGATCGCCGACGAGGCTTTATTGGCCCACGGCCGTAGTTGGGCCACTTGGCTCGGCCCTCGGCACGCCATTTCTCCTCTGCTTTTTTCCGTTTTTCTTGTGCTAATCTCGCCTCTTCCGCTTCGCTATCTTTCTTATTCTGGATCTGACGATCCACTTTATCTCTTCTCCT